CGATTCAATAGGCTTATCAACAACTACCTGTTCTGCTACTGCGTTTACGTTAGATGATGAATCTCTCACAAAATAATGCTCATCCATCATCGTCTTCAATTCATCAGCACTCTTAACAGGAAAAACGCTACTAAGGTCAAATACACCATCATAAATCGACTTATGATCTTCTTCATCTAAACCGTCAATTGCACCTGGCATAGCAAACTTAGATGAAACGTATGTCGGATAATCACCTTGCTTTTCAACCTTAACTCTAAAGCTTACACCGTTAGGACCTAGATCGAAAATACGGGGACCGAGATCAGCTGCATCTTCCCCTTCAATTGCATCCATAATAATATTATGAATTTGTTTACCATAACGAAGCATTTTAACTTTACCATTATTTTCAGGATTTACCGGGTCATTAACAACATAGACATTAACTAACCATTTCTCAGAACGCATGATAGCTTTAGCTTTTTCCTTTTCTTCTTCAGTACCTGTACGAAGAATCTTATAACGTTCTTCAGCAATAGGATCTCTTTCACCAAAGCTTTGAAGAGAGATTGCACTTGTATACTGACCAGTTGCAAAGCTATTCCAACCATGCTGGTAATAATGAAAGAATGTCTTTGACGGGTCCTTACCATAAGGTAGTAATCTCACCGTAAACGTATTACCAGGAGGTGTCTTAAGGATATCCCCAATTGCACTCTTATTACTATCGTTATCTGCTGCTAGTGCAGACTTAATACTATCGAACATTGAACTTGTTATATTACTCATACTCTAAATTATATACTATCATTTTTGTTTATCAACATACATTTTAAAATTATTGATTAATTTTTTAGCTTTAGAGCTCGAATAGTATTTGGTTCTAATATAATTCAATCTTGAAAAATTTGAACTATACATATTTTTTATTTCCGGGTCAATTGAAGATAAAACTCTTTCGAAATTATTAAAGGCAAATAATATAAAAATTATTATATCACGATTCTTAATATGCTTTAGAAATACATTAAAATCACCTTCTCTAACATTTAAATATTTCCCGATATTTATATTTTTATCTTTGCAATAGTTGTATATAAATTTTATCGAATCTTGCATCTTTGATATAGTCTTACTATCATCAGGATTGTTCAATAAAAATTTATCATTATATAAAGTATAAGCTTTTATAGCTTTAGGACTTAGATAAAATTTTAGATCGAAATAATTTTCACCATAAACAAAATATGGAGCTTCAAAAAAATCTTTTATCTTTAAATGCTCAAATTTTTTAAAAAAGCTACTTAGTTTATTAATTATGATATAATTTTCATCCGGAAAATTATCAAAATTCTTTCTATACTTAACTGGCTTGTTATTAATCTTCTTACTAACTTCTAAAAAATTGTTATAAATTGTTTTTTCAAACTCAGTCATCAAATCCATTAAATCTATTTAAAAATTTTGTAACGTATTTACTTTTTGTAACTGAAGGTTCAGTCTCGATATATTTCTTAATAGCAGTAAACTCGTTTTCTTCTTCTATAATACTAATAAATATATCACGTAAAGCTTTGTTTTCAAGTATTTTTAAGAAAACAGTTGCAAAATTCATTTTTTTATCATGCATCAATGCAACAAAAGTACAAAATGAATAAAATGACTTTTCAAATTCATCTGTTTGTATATTATCGTATGGTATATTATTTTGCATCAGTTAATAGGTTTAAGTAATTTAGTAATATTAATTACAGACTCATTGAGAGATCCACCAGCAGCATCCTCATGACCACCACCATCGATAATTTTTGCTGCTAATTTACCCATATTCAGTGTACATGTTTTATTTCGTCTCATATAAACACTCTTACCTTTTAAATTAATCATTAAGACAAAATCAACATTATATTTTTCTATAATACGCTCTGCTATTTCATTTGGACTAAACGACACCATGACACCTGCGACGTCGTAATTATTACCACCTATTTTAATATTACCTCTGTGAATAGTTTCTTCTTTAAAGAAATTATCAATTTTATTTTCAACTATTTTTAAAGCATTTTTATGGAAGTTGTTAAATCCGAAGAAACCGTCACCGAAATCTTCTTCAAACTTTTTAACCCTATCCCCGGTATACGTCCAAAAAACTTGATTTAATGGTTTACTAAATGGAATTTTTAGTTTATAACTATCATAATCATCTATAAGCTGAACTAAAAGTTTTTGATTTTTATTAAGCTTTTTATCTAGTTTAAAAGTGTCGTAAATTAATTTAGCACAAGATGAATAATCTTTAATAAAAGTTTTAGCATTTTTATAATTACCGATTAAATCTGTATGTTCTGCATGATGGTCAAATATAACAACATTTTTAAAATCTGCTAATTTAATTTCATCTTCTTTTAAGTTTAAGTCACTAATAATGACTAAGTCATATTCACTAAAAGGAAATAAAGCAATATCCGTTAAGAATTTCTTTTCAGTTGTGACAGTATATGATATAGATGCTTGTTTATAAGCATATTTTAAACACAAATATGAACCAGCACCATCAAGATCTGCATCTGTAATTATATGGATCTTAGGCATTTAATTTATTTAGTTCCTCTTTCTAATTACTCAACATACTTAACGTATTAGTTAAGTCTGACATTTCACTACCTTCGTCATCCACATTTAACGACTCATCTTCAGATATAGTAAGAGTATCATAATTAAGTCTTAAAGCCGTATGACCGAAATTAGCTCCGTATCTATTTTTCATCATACCCATCTTAACGATGCCAAGTTCTTTATCTTCATCATCTTGGAAAATACTAAATATACAGTCAGCAGTCGCAGCCATTCCAATTGATTCGGAGATTGTATCCAACCCAGGATTATCTTCATCATAACCAGATCTATTTAACTGCGTTGCAGATATGAAAGGACATTCAAATACATAACTAAGAGCACGTACACCTTCAGCAACATGTTTAACTCTTTCATACGAATTATCACCAAGAGGACTCTTTAAAAGATTAAGATAATCAAGTACAACTGCATCAACTTCAACTCCTCTATTCTTCAATTCAGTCAAATAACCTTGAATATTTTGCGGTGTTATAGTACTAGGAGGAAACTCTTTAATCAATATCTTACTATTAGGCTTATCTTGATTAAAACTTTTAATTTGATGAGATAATGATTGACCTGAACTTTTTAACTCTCTCATCGGTATTCTAGTTATATTAGATGATAATCTTCTTGCATAAATCATCTCAGACATTTCAAGACTAATAACCAATACAGTTTTACCTTGTGATGCAATATTACAAGCAATATTACCTAGGAAGATAGACTTACCCACATTAGATTCGCCCGCAAATACATATAATGATCTTCCATTTTCCAAGAAACCACCGTCAATTTTTTCATCTAACCATTTCCAACCAGATGAAATAGTAGGCTGATCTACGTTTAGATCGTCAATAACAGCATCGATATTTTCAAAAAGATCTAACCCAATCTCTTCTTGCAGATTAATATTACAACTCTTTTCAAAACTATCTAATATATAACTCGTGTTTACTTCACCTTTACTAACGTCTTCAGCAATTGAAAGCATAGTATTATAAATAGCTCTCTCTTTAATAAAACGTTCTGTATTAGAAGTTAGTTCATCATCATTGAAATTTTTATCAATATTAGGAAAATTCTTTACTACAGCTTTAAAACTTTCTTTAAGTTCGTCATTTATCAAGTAAGACTTTAATTCCGTAACAGTAGGTATACTTTGACGCTTTACATAGAAGTTTTTTATAAGAGCAAAAACTGTCTTAATATTTTTATCATTAAAATAATCAGGTTTAATATGATCTATTATTTGAGTTAAATAACTTTCATTAGTTAAACTCTTATAAACGATCACCTGTTCATAATAATCTAAATTTAATCTTCCTATTTCGTCCATTTGTTTATAAAGTATTGTTGACCATCGTAAAACTCCTTATCTGGATTTGTTAATCCAGGGCTAGAATGAATGATAGGTATATCAACAACTCCTATTTTAACACCATTTTTATTACATTCAAGACTAAAGTCTAAATCATAATAATGAAACCTTGATGGATAGCTTTCATCAAACTTTACCGTTGGAGGAAGTTCTTTAATATTGATACCAATAAATACCCCATCGATGAGTAAACACCTGCTAGGGATAGGACCAAAAGAAGTGTAGTGGTATTGCTCTGGCGACCCATGTGCGACACATCCTCTTTGATCTTTCCTTTCTGACATAAGATGCCATAAAGCAGGGTTACCAATTTTGCAGGAAGTAGCGCCAGCCAAGCCAAATACTGTATAACTATTCGCAGACCGTATAAGGCGAGTTCGTAAGTCGTCCGTGTTAAGAAATACATCGTCATGTATAAAAGCAGCAATATCAACACCGTTACGTCTAGCATCTTCCAAGAAAGCGTTATAACATTTTTGTAGGCTTTCTTTATTATTTTCATTAAAATGAATATTTATACTTTCACCATACTTAAATGATTTATGCAAAGGAGTATCTTCTTTTTTACCCTTTGTAGCTGCGTATATTTTAATATTACTCATAATCTTTACGATCGTCTAGTTCTGGTTTATTCTGTCTATTCCAAATCATACCCATAATATTCCATAAAGCAGCACCTAGATGATCCTCACTTACATCTCCTGTAAAATCTTGCATCAAATGTCTCATTGCTGAATCATATAAGACAGAATGCTTCATTCCCTTTTTCCAATTATTTTCGCCGTATGTTTCTGCACCTTGAAGATATCTCATCATTACATCATTCAACGCTTTATGAGGAACAAGACTCATACGAAGTTTACCTTCCCCACTATCACGCTGGGCTCCAGTTTCAAACTGACGCGGTGAACCAGTTGTTTTCAATTTATTCATTAATAATATTATAGATAGGTTCCTTAAAAATTATATCCTGTGAATTGAAATCATTTTTTTCTATTTCAAAATTTTGACCTAACCATTTTTTGTAAAAAATTGCACCTTCACTTCTTACATCAGAATTAACATAATAAAATTTTATATCATCTTTATGCTTGTAGATTGCATTTTTAATTAACAGTTTAGCTATACCTTGACCTCTTGAATCTTTAGAAGTTACTATATAATATGTTTTTAATGTTTGCGGTGCTTTCGTGTTAACGGTATATGCATGTAATCCTAATACTTTTCCAGCATCATCTGTACATACTTCAATGGGAAATTTATCCCACCAATTTCTACCAGACCATGTATGGCCAAAAGTATTCATAATAAAAGAATCGGTATTATCGTAAACAAATTTGATAAATCTTAACTTGTCTATTTCATTTAAATTATTGACTGTAACGTAATTTATATTCATAATGTTAAAAATGGTGAATTATATACAAACCCGTCTAGTTCTGTCAACCCTTCATATGAATAATTGTAAAGAATACCTTCTTTCACTTCTTCGTAATCATCACCTTTAATGGACGACACGTTTGCGTCTTTATAAAACAATGTACTACCTTGTCTCGCTATATAGACATTCATTGTTTTTATGTTTACTATCCAAAGAGCAAAAGTACCTCTTAGTTTTTCAATAGTATATAAGATATTTTGTACTTCTGTTTCAGCATCTTCACAGGGACCGTGCGAGTACTCAAATTCATCCAATAATGCTGGTATAATACTACTATCTACAGGGTTATCATGCATTGGTAGATATTCATCAATAAGATCTTCAAAATTAGTTAACACTCCGTTATGTGCAACAATCCAATCACCCCACCAAAACGGGTGAGATGTTTCGTCTTTCCAATCTCTACCAGTTTCCGTCGGAGCTTGATTATGTCCGAGATATAAAAAGTTATCCCCTTCAGGTAGTTTTGTTGCATGCCAGTTGATAACACCTTCTTCCTTTTTAACGTTGTAATTAGCTTTACCGTAACAATAAAATATACCTGTTGAAAAATTACCACGTTTTCTATTAGCTTGTTCCAAAACTTCAAAAGTTGACAAATCGTTACTACAATAAATACCACACATATAATATATTATATGATATAATCATAACAAAATCAATAAATAATAATATGAGTTTACATAACTGGACAAATAAAAAAATCATCATCGAAGACACCTCATCATATATGACAAATCAAGACCATGATATTGTTGAAGAAGCAAGAGGTAAAAAGATTGCTGATCCTTTGAGAGCAAAATTAATGGGTATGGAGGATATCAGAGGATTGAAAGGTACAATGACACCTAGATATTTTGCTACTAAAGTTATTAGATATTTACAAAAAGAAAATCCTGAAATAGATGTTGCAGATTTATCTGATGAAGATATTCAACAAGCTATAAATGTTGTAGCTCAGGTATCTAAACCATTAGCACAAAAACCAGAAGTTAAGATAACGACTAGAGAAAGAGGTGCAGCAGAAGGAGGTTTGAAAAAGGGTGATTCCGGGTTTGAAACTCTACAACTTAACTTAGGTGGTGATACTGTACTTAAATCAGAAGGTGAAGTTGGTGAAAACGATCTTTACACAGCTATTAAAGATGGTTTAAAATATAGAGTAACTCTTAATAAATTTAAAGGCACTAAAGTTAATCTAGATGATATCACGAAAGATGATATTGTATCAGTTGTCGTTGTTAAACCAAGTGAAACAGAAACAGTTGATCCTTTCGCTGGTGAAGTACCATTAGGTCAGAGAGAGAAATTAGTAGCTGACTTCCCAGAAGGTGAAGAAGAAACAATGGATATGGATGACGTTATTGATGCAGTTAGAAAAGGTGCTTCAAAGGAAGGTGATTTAGAAGATTACGAACTCGAAGATAGAAGAATGAGAATGGACTTTCCATTAGATAGAGATGAAGTTGGAGCTGAAGATGCTGAAAGCTGCCCTTATAGTGATGAGGAAATTGACGCTGAAAAAGCTGATTTAGACGATGACGGTGAAGTCTCTGAATATGAGAGAAAAAGAGGTGAAGCAATTGCTAAAGCAATGCAAAAATCGGGTGAAGAAGAGGAAGAAGAAGATGAAGAAGTTGCAATGTCTCCACAAGCTATACAACAGCATCTAATTAATCAATATAGACAGAAGATGCAGAATCAGTACTCTCATGAGAGACGTAACAGATACGGTTACTAATTTTAATCAACTTCTGGAGATGGTAGCGCCAGCTGATTTCCAGAAGTTTAAAGAATTTAATTTAAATACCGACACAGCTGACGATAAGTACGATGATATAACTCTTATCGGCGAC